GCAGATGGTAAAAACCTGTTAGACCAAGTAGCATTTGCTGCACGTGTCTCAAATCCTGCAAATCAAAATAATGATGCGACCTCTGAGAAGTTGGTTCGTTATCTCATTAAGAACCAACACTGGTCTCCATTAGAAATGGTAAATGTGTGTTTAGAGATTAACACCACACGTGATATTGCCAGGCAAATCTTGCGCCATCGGTCATTCTCATTTCAGGAGTTTAGCCAACGATATGCTGATGCTTCTCAATTAGGGTTTGAGAACAAAGAGGCGAGATACCAAGACACAAAGAATCGTCAGAACAGCACTGAACTAGACTTAAACGTGGATGATGATAGGAGACTCGCCTATCAATGGGAACTGATGCAAAATAATTTACTAGAACGTGTAAAAGATTCCTATACATGGGCTCTGGAACATGGTATAGCTAAAGAACAGGCTCGTGCAATTCTACCTGAAGGAATGACCAAATCTAGAATGTATATGAATGGAACCCTTAGGTCTTGGGTACACTATATACAACTCCGAAGCGGCAACGGTACTCAAAAAGAACACCGTGAAGTTGCTTTGGCCTGTGCTGATGCTATTGAAACTGTTTTTCCAATGATTAAGGAATTTATTAATGTATAATGATGTGGTGAAATTTATTGAAGCATGTGACCAAGAGAAAAATGAGGACAATGCGGTACTCTATCATAGACTGATTAATGAAGAATATAACGAATTCATTAAAGCAAGGAGCGACAATGATGAGGTAGAAACACTAGATGCATGTATGGACATGATTTGGGTTATTCTTGGATTTTGTTATATGAAGGGTTATGATGTGCACGGTGCATGGAATGAAGTTGCAACCTCTAATTTTTGGAAGATTGATCCAAAGACCGGTAAAGTAAATAAAAGACAAGATGGGAAGGTGTTGAAACCAGAAGGATGGACACCACCCGATTTAGAAAAATTTGTAAAATAATAATAAGGCAACAACATGACAAAGTATCTAGGTATAAACATAGATTTAGAGAGAGATAAACTTTTTGATGAACTAGGAGTGAAACGATTACAAGAATCGTACATGAAAGAAGATGAAACAAGCCCACAACACAGATTCGCTTTCGTATCGAAAGCTTTTGGTACAAATCTTGCACATTCCCAAAGGCTGTATGATTATTCTTCTCGTCATTGGCTTAGCTATTCTACACCTATTCTTAGCTTTGGTCGCAGCAAGCGTGGTCTACCCATATCTTGCTTTCTTAACTATATTGAAGATACTGCGGAGGGTCTAGTTGATAACCTATCAGAAACAAATTGGCTTTCTATGCTCGGGGGCGGTGTCGGTATTGGGTTTGGCATTCGCTCTGCTGACGATAAGTCTACTGGCATTATGCCTCACCTTAAAATATATGATGCTTCTTCTTTGGCTTATCGTCAAGGTCGTACTCGCCGTGGTTCTTATGCCGCTTATCTTGATATTAGCCATCCCGATATTATTCCTTTCCTTGAGATGCGAAAGCCAACAGGAGACCCAAATGTCCGATGCCTAAACTTACATCATGGTATTAATATCACCGATGACTTCATGCACATCATTGAACAGAGTATGTTGGATCCAGATTTTGACGATTCATGGAAATTGATTGATCCAAATACAAAAGAAGTAAGAGAAACAGTATCAGCCAAAATGTTATGGCAAATGATTCTTGAGCTTCGTATGCATACTGGTGAACCATATATTCACTACATTGATACAAGTAACAAAGCAATGCCTCAACACTTGAAAGACTTGGGTTTGAAAATTCATCAATCAAACCTTTGTTCTGAAATTATTTTGCCGACAGATAAAGATAGGACTGCTGTGTGTTGCTTATCTTCATTAAACTTGGAGACTTATGATGATTGGAAAGATAACAAACTTTTTCTTCGGGACGTGGCTGAGATGCTCGATAACGTCCTTCAGTATTTCATTGATAATGCTTCTGATAGCATATCAAGAGCAAAATACTCAGCTAACCGTGAGCGCTCTATCGGTATTGGTGCTTTGGGTTTTCACGCATATCTTCAAAAAAATGGAATCCCGTTTGAAGGAGTAATGGCCAAAGTTGCTAACAATAAAATTTTCAAGACAATCAGAGAAGGTTTAGATGATGCAAACAAACAACTCGGAACCGAGCGTGGGGAAGCTCCTGATGCAGTGGGTACTGGCAACCGCTTTTCTCATGTTATGGCCATTGCTCCTAACGCAAGTTCTTCCATTATCATGGGTAATACTAGCCCTAGCATTGAACCTTATAGGGCAAATGCTTACCGTCAAGATACTCTATCAGGTTCTTACTTAAATAAGAATCGTTGGTTAGATAAAATCATCAAAGAGAAAGCAAAAGATGATAATGATTACAATGACATTTGGTCTTCCATTATTGCTAATGATGGTTCTGTTCAACATTTGGATATATTATCTGACTTAGAAAAAGATATATTCAAAACATCTATGGAGATTGACCAACGTTGGGTGATTGATTTGGCCGCAGACAGACAAGCATACATTGACCAATCACAATCATTGAATGTGTTTTTTCGTCCAGATGCTCACATTAAATACATTCATGCTATTCACTTTATGGCATGGAAAAAAGGTTTGAAGACTTTATACTATTGCCGTTCTGAGAAGATTGGTAAGGCCGATAAAGTATCCAAAAAGATTGAAAGACAAGTTATTAAAGAACTAGATATGACAGAAATTGCACAAGGCAATGATTGTATCGCATGTGAGGGTTAAAATGAAAAGACTATTAAGATTTACGGCATCATGGTGCCAACCTTGTAAGATTCTAGAAGCAAATATAGAACGAGCAGACTTGAATTTACCAATTGAAGTAATCGACATTGATAAACATGAAGATATAGCTAATCAATATGGTATTAGGTCTGTTCCCACTTTAGTCATGTTAGATGAAAACATTGAAGTGAAAAGGAATGTTGGAGTCAAAACACCAAAACTACTGAAAGAGTGGATCGAAGCATGATTAAGAAAACAGAATCGAAAGTTACAGATGAAAGAACATACTTCAAACCGTTCAATTATGCGTGGGCATATGACGCATGGCTTAAGCACGAACAGTCTCATTGGTTACACACTGAGGTTCCTATGCTTGAGGATGTCAAAGATTGGAAAAAGAAACTTACACCAGGTGAGAAACAATTCCTCACACACATCTTTAGATTCTTTACTCAAGGAGACATTGATGTTGCCGGTGGGTACGTTAGGAATTATCTACCCTATTTTCCACAACCAGAGATAAGAATGATGCTCATGGGCTTTGCTGCTCGTGAAGCATTACACATTGCTGCTTACTCTCACTTGATTGAAACTCTTGGTCTACCTGAAACAACTTACAATGATTTCATGGAATACAAAGAGATGGTCGAGAAGCATGAGTATGTGATGAACATTTCTGACAAGAATACAACTAAAGAGAATACTGCAACTCATATCGCCGTGTTCAGTGCTTTTACTGAAGGTATGCAGTTGTTCTCCTCTTTCATTATGTTGTTGAATTTCCCCCGTCACGGTAAGATGAAGGGTATGGGACAAATTGTTACATGGTCTATTGTTGATGAAACACAACACGCAGAAAACATGATTAAATTGTTCCGTACTTACATTCAAGAAAATCCAGAAATCTGGAATGATGAATTGAAGTCACGCATTTACACGATTGCTGAAAAGATGGTTGAATTGGAAGATAAGTTCATTGACTTGGCTTTTGCAATGGGTGAAATGGAAGGATTGAAGGCAGAAGATGTTAAGAAATATATTCGTTACATTGCTGACCGTAGATTGATTTCTCTATCATTGAAGGGCATTTTTAAAGTCAAGAAGAATCCACTACCATGGGTTGAAGAAATGATTAATGCACCAACTCACACAAATTTCTTTGAAAATCGTGCAACCGATTATGCAAAGGGTGCTTTGACTGGGGATTGGTCCGATGTTTGGGCCAAATGATTTGTTAAACTATAATAAGAAGAATAAAAATGACAAACAAAGTAATTTCAGGAGAATGTTTAGAGTGTGAATCAACCTACGCCGTTGAGTATGTTGAACAATTAGTATCACAACCTTTGCCAGAATATTGCCCTTTCTGTGGTGATCCAATCGAAGAATTATCCGAAGAATATATAGAGGATGATGACTTAGATGAAGATGACCTCAAATGGGAATAACTTGGCAATATAATGATACTGAATTCACAGAAGACCAAATTGGTGATAGTTACGGATTTGTATATCTGATAACAAACCTAGAGAACAATAAAAAGTATATCGGCAAGAAACTTTTCTGGTTCTCTAGGACCAAAACGGTAAAAGGTAAACGTAAAAGAGTGAAAGTTCCATCGGACTGGCAAACTTATTACGGAAGTAGTGACAAACTGCAAAAAGATGTTATACTGTATGGCCAGGATAAATTCCGCCGAGAGATACTACATCTTTGCAAGACAAAAGGTGAGTGTAGTTACCTTGAAGCGAAAGAGCAATTCGCAAATAATGTAATGGAAAGTGATGAGTATTACAATGACTGGATCATGGTCAGAGTAAGAAAGTCTCATATTAAGGACTACAATGACCGAACTAACAGAACTCAAACAACTATTGAACAACGATTGTGATAGTTATGTCTTTTTACCAACAGAAGATGAAACTATACATGTTCAAGCAAGCGAATATAAGGATAAAGGAACCAAATTAGATGGTTCTCCAATGGGTGACTGTTACCATATCATTCTTTTTAGAGAAGATGAAGAA